TGCTATCTCTGCAGCCCGTGAAGTCCTTGATCGTTCCGGTTTAATTAAAAAGGAACAGATTGAAGTAACAAATAATGGCGGGGGAATGTTTGTATTACCTCCGAAAGTATCTGATGAAAACTCCTTGGCTTAGTAAGCCACGTAATTCCCGATATGCAAAACTACCCTATGCATATAAGGAAAATCCCGACAATCCCATGGAAGCTATTCCTGATTTAGAAATAGTTATGTGGGTGGAGCAAGCACTAGACCTTCTGGATAATGGCTACAGTTCAAGAAAGGTATCTGAATGGCTTGTAGAAAAGACCGGTAAGAAAATCAGTCATCAGGGCATTCGGAATATATGGGAATTAAGACGCCCTAATTCCAAAAAGCTAAAGCTGCTGAAGAAGAATGTTCAAAAGAATAAACCCAAAACATGGGAAGAAAAGAAACTTGCTGCAGTAAAACGTAAGAAACGGGACGCCAAACGTGTCCTGAATATGACTGAAAAGAAATTAGCTAGACTTGAAGGTACGAATGAAGCTGACAAATCTGTCTCGGAACAATTAGACTTCAATGCGATTGAACAAGCGTTCACAGACCGTGAAGTCATCTTCTCCCCAAATCCGGGGCCGCAAACAGAATTTCTGGCGGCATCAGAAAGAGAAGTCTTGTTTGGGGGCGCAGCGGGGGGAGGAAAAAGCCAAGCCCTACTCGCTGATCCCCTCAGATATTTTGGAGTACCTGCTTTCAACGGATTGCTCCTGCGTAGGACGAACGATGAACTCCGTGAACTTGTTTGGAAGAGCCAAGAGTTATATCCGCAAGCGTACCCAGGTGCGAAATGGCAGGAGAAGAAGAGCCAGTGGACGTTCCCGTCAGGAGCAAGATTATGGATGACTTATCTTGAACGTCCCGAAGATGTTATGCGGTATCAGGGACAAGCGTTTTCTTGGATTGGTTGGGATGAGTTAACTCAACATCCTACTCCATTTGCATATTTGTATATGCTGTCGAGATTAAGAACCACTGATCCTGACTTGCCGCTCTGTGTTCGCTCAACTACAAACCCCGGTTCAAGTGGGCATGGTTGGGTTAAAAAGATGTTTATTGACCCTGCACCATCAGGTAAATCGTTTGATGCCACTGACTTAGATACCGGCAAAGTATTAACTTATCCTGAAGGTCATAAGAAAGCTGGACAAGCGTTATTTAAACGCCGGTTTATTCCAAGCAAACTGTCCGACAATCCGTATTTATCTGATGATGGGGTTTACGAGGCCAATCTACTTTCTCTTCCAGAAGCCCAGCGCAGACAGTTATTAGAAGGTGATTGGACTATTGCGGAAGGTGCAGCCTTCTCAGAGTTCAGAGTGCATCAACATACTTGCGAACCGTTTGATATTCCCCCGGAATGGAGAAGATTTCGATCCTGCGATTATGGGTATTCTAGCCACTCGGCGGTGCATTGGTACGCAATAGACCCGAATTTTGAAACGCTATACGTTTATCGGGAATTATACGTCAGTAAGCACACCGGACGGGACTTATCTAAAGCAGTCCTACTGGCTGAAGACGGGGATAGAGTTCCATATGGCATTTTGGACAGTTCCTGTTGGCATCAGCGGGGGTCAGTTGGTCCCAGTATAGCTGAAGAGATGATTTCTGAAGGCACCAGATGGCGTCCCAGTGATCGATCAGCCGGGGCCAGAGTTGCCGGTAAGAACAGACTGCACCAATTGTTAAAAGTAGACGATGTTACGGAGAAACCCGGCATCATGTTCTTCAATACCTGTAGACAAATCATCTCTGATCTTCCGGTAATACCATCTGATCCTAAAGGTGGAGATGATATTGACCAACGATATGCCTCTGATCACGCATACGACAGTGTGAGGTACGGCATTATGAGCCGAATACAGGCAATGTCTCCGTTTGATTTACAACACAGCATGGCACAGAACAGCTACCGCCCTGCCGACAGCACATTTGGGTATTAAATATGGCGTTAATGGATAAACCTACTGTAACTTCTCCTGAAGATATGACTGAGGCAAGTACAGTTGTAGCATTGGAAGAAGAAGGTAATGTTGAAGAAGAGAATTTATCCTATTCCGGGGTAGCAACCTTTATCGAAGGCCAATATCGACGCTCGAAAGACACTAGAATTACAGATGAAGAGCGGTGGTTAATGTGCTACCGCAATTATCGGGGCTTATATAGTTCTGAAGTGCAGTTTACGGACACTGAGAAGTCCAAAGCCTTTGTTAAAATTACTAAAACCAAAGTTCTTGCTGCATATGCACAGATTGTGGACGTATTGTTTGCAGGATCGAAGTTTCCGGTAGGCGTAGAGCCACGGAATTACCCAAATAACGTAGCAGATGCTGTAAATTACGACCCAAATTCACTTACTGATGAAAAAATAGCTGAAGCAGTGGATGTGGACTACAAAGTTCCACGTACTATCGCCCGTCCTGACATTGCAAAGGATTTGGGCGTCTATCAGGACCGTGTCACGCCGATTGAGGCTGAATTAGAGATGGGTCCGGGCATAGGTCCGACTGCAGCCACGTTTGAACCGGCTAAAAAGGCCGCTCAGATGATGGAAAAGAAGATGCATGACCAGCTAGAGGAATCGCAAGCCAGCAAGCACCTTCGATCTATGGCATTTGAGACTAGCTTGTTTGGAACCGGGCTACTAAAGGGTCCATTTGCCTTTGATAAGGAATATCCCCGGTGGGATGAGGAAGGCAACTACGATCCGCTGCTAGAAACCATTCCACAGGTTGAATACGTTAGTATTTGGGATTTCTATCCTGATCCTGATGCCCGAAACATGGCTGAAGCTGAATATACCATACAACGCCATCGTTTAAGCCGCACCCAACTACGAACATTAAAAAACAGACCACATTTTCGTGATGAAAGCATAGAACTGGCAATAGACCATGGCACTAACTACGTCAGGGAATATTGGGAGGATAGTCTTGAAGACAACATTACCCATGATGAAATTGACCGTTTTGAAGTACTGGAATACTGGGGGGTATTGGACGCTGATCTGGCTGAAGAAGCTGAAATCGACATTCCTAAAGAACTGGAAGATCGTGATCAGCTTCAAGTTAATATCTGGGTTTGTAATGGGCAAATACTTCGGCTTGTTTTAAATCCATTTACGCCCACCCGGATACCATACTGTTCCGTTCCATACGAGATGAACCCGTATTCATTCTTTGGTATTGGGGTTGCCGAAAACATGGAAGACACCCAGCTTCTCATGAATGGCTTTATGAGAATGGCGGTGGACAATGGAGCATTGTCTGGAAACCTTTTGATTGAGATCGATGAAACAAACCTAGTGCCTGGTCAAGATTTATCTGTGTACCCCGGCAAGGTGTTTCGCAGACAAGCCGGTGCGCCCGGACAGGCCATTTTCGGCACCAAGTTCCCCAACGTCAGTCAAGAATTACTGATGATGTTTGATAAGGCCAGACAGCTATCTGATGAAAGCACCGGCATACCGTCCTATAGCCACGGCTCCGGTTCTGTAGGCGGTATTGGCAGAACAGCCTCTGGCATGTCAATGATGCTTTCGGCTTCTGCACAGAACATCAAAGCGGTGGTTCGTAATGTGGATGACTATCTACTGGCACCGTTGGGAAAAGCCTTATTTGCTTTTAATATGCAATTCAACTTCGATAAGGAATACGTGAAGGGTGATCTGGAAGTACGTGCTAGAGGCACCGAAAGCCTGATGCGGAATGAGATCAGAAGCCAGAGATTGCTGCAGTTTATGCAAATGGCAGCTAACCCTGCAATGGCACCGTTTGTTAAATATGATTACATCCTGCGAGAACTGTCTGCATCGATGGATTTGGATGAAGATAAAATCCTGAATGATCCCAGAGAGGCGGTCATACAAGCCAAGATGATGGCTGAAATACAAGCTATGATGCCACCGCCGCCACCACAGGCCGCTGCGCCACAAGGCGGTCCACCCGGCGTTCAAGACCCCACCGGAAGCGGTGGCGGTAATATGGGTCCGGGTAATGCACCTGAACCGGGAGCGGATGGATTTACAGGAGCCGGTGGGGGAGACAATGGCGGTAATCAGCCTATGCCGCCTAATCCTGCACAACCACCGATGCAGTAATGTGGTACATGTCTTTCTGCTCTTGGTCTTTGTGGGTTTCGGTGACGCTCGGAAGCTAGTCAGCAACGACATGCATTTCCGCAAAATAGAAACCTGCAATTATTATGCAAGCGAACTGGTTCGTAGATATGGACCGCACGTTCAGCAAAAAGATTGGGGAGTTGCGTACTGCGTCCCTGCCCTAATTGATCCAGAGAAAGTCGAAATCTATTAATGGATAAAATGTTTTATCGTGGGCTGATGCTACTCGTAAACGACAAAGATAAAATGGGCATGTTGCTGGAATATGCTTCGGCACGAATAGCCCATTATCACAGTCTGTTGGAAACCGAAAAAGACCATAGTCGGGTGATGGAGTTTCAAGGTGCGATTAAAGAACTGCGCCGAATGAAAACCTTACGTGATGAAGTGATAGCAGGGGCTAAATAATGGACGCAATTACAGAGCATCACTACAAAAATATCGCTACTGGGAAGGCTAAACCACTGGACGATGGTGATCTTGCTACAGTGCGAACTATTATTGTTGAAATTGATGGGGTTGAAACATTAATCCCTACTATCTGGGATGGTAAAGAAGTCGATATAGAAACTGCTGTTAAGTTTGCAAAACAAAGCGGCGTTGATTGGCCCACTCGCACCGGACCTAATGCTGTAGCCGAGTTAGAAGAGTTTGATGAGCAAATTCATTCGGAAATGACTGACCAAACAACTCCACAAGAAGCTGCCCGTATTTTATCCAATGTAGATACTCCTAAAATGGCTCTCGGCGGTTTAGCGGTAGCCCGAAAAGGCATAACAACCCCGGAAGGTTTAGAAATGGCAGAAAAGACTACACAATTAGATCGTAAAAAAGCTGACAAAAATAAAGACGGTAAACTGAGTAAATACGAAGAGACAGTTGGCAAAGCTGTTCAAAACGCAATGGCTGATGATCCTGAACAGGATGAGAAAGTCCGTATGGGTCATGGCGGTATGGCGATGATGGGTGATGATGATTGCGGCATGATGAGCGATCCTATGCCAATCGGAGCAACTGAATCAGAAGTCGCTGACGATATCTCTGCTATGATCAGTGAGAATGAATACGTTTTACCCGCCAATGTCGTAAAATGGCACGGACTGAAGCACATCATGGCAATGCAGGATGAAGCCGAAATGGGCCTCATGATGATGCATGAACAAGGTTTAATACAAGAGGTTGAAGGTGACACGGAAGAGGAATCCGATAGCACAGGCGTTGAGGACGCCGAAGTTTCGGATGCGGGTGATTCAGAACAAGAAGAAAAAGAAACGATTGAAACACCCGAAGGCAATGAGATTGAAATGGCAGGAGTGAAGACCGTCATCCAAGAACCAGAGATGGATGAAACGGAAGATTATAAACTTAACGACTACGGCAAATCCTCTCAGATGTTCGGCGTGATGAAAAAACCAAAGTTTAGCTTCATCATGTGAATCTAACGGGCAACCCGCATTGCGGCCCCCATACGGTAAAATAATGGCAAAATATAAACGACAAGAAGAGCCAGAGGATACTCTGACTTATGCAGAAGAAATGAATCAACAGCAGTCTGGTCCTGAACCGGCAGACACTGAGGAAGCATCCTTTAAAAAGCGTTACGGTGATTTACGGCGGCATACTCAACAATTGTTGCAACAGAAAGATCAAGAGATAACCGAGGTTAAAACTCAGTTAGATTCCGCTGCCAAAGGACAAATCAAGTTTCCTAAAACGGATGAAGAGATCGATGCTTGGTCACGCAAGTATCCTGACGTTGCAAAGATCGTTGATACGATTGCTCAGAAACGTGCTGGAGAGGCGTTGGCTGAAGGCGAAAAGCGGATGGAAGGATTACGCCAGCTAGAGACAAAGCTGACCCGGAAAGAAGCTGAACAGCAGCTTGTTAAAACGCATCCTGACTTTCATGAAATTAGGCAAGACCCCGGCTTCCATGAATGGGTGGGTGAACAGCCTCAGAGCATTCAAGATGCGTTGTATAAAAACAATACTGATGCCAGAGCGGCATCCCGTGCCATTGATCTGTACAAAGCAGATACCGGTAAGCGCAAATCCCCAAATAGGAAGTCAGCAGCACAAGCTGTAGGTAAGACTTCTCGTTCAGCGGCTCCTACCGGGCGCAATGCTACGTTTAGCGAAAGCCAGATTGACGCTATGTCTGCCAGTGACTTTGAAAAGAATGAAGAAGCTATCATGGAAGCCATGAGGTCTGGCAACTTCACTTATGATATTACTGGTGGAGCAAGGTAACTTGCAAAGCTATTAGTTAAGTGTTATAATAAATGTTATGAAGATATTGTATAATGTCTTCATAACAGTTCTTTAATGATACGTCTGTTTCAGACTTATCTTCTGAGAACATAGTTCTCTACCAACAAAGCAGGGCCGCAATTAGCCTACCTCTGCGTTTGTTTATTCAGAAGAATTAGACGTAAAGTCCACCAGTACATCTGTGACCTGTAAGTCCATACCTTACACAACTCTCAGCTTAGTACTGCCACTGTACAGTCCTCTTCCGATTTTGTCGGGCATTCAGCCCTGCCATTTCAAAGGAGACTCATAATGGCATTTCAATCAGCAGATGGGTATGGCAATTTACCCAATGGAAATTTTTCTAGTATTATTTACTCGAAAAAAGTCCAAACAGCTTTTCGCAAATCTACCGTGGCTTCAGACATCAGCAACTCGGATTATTTCGGGGAACTGACACAAGGTGCTACAGTTAAAATCATCAAGGAACCAGAAATTTCCGTGAGCGCATATGCCCGTGGAACTACAGTGTCTGCACAAGACCTTGATGATGAAGACTTCTCTCTAACCATCGACAAAGCAAACTACTTTGCGTTTAACTAAGGACGCATTCGGGAGTAATCCCGTCTAAAGAACTGGGTGAATTGTCTGGAACCCCCTAACGCATCATGGCGAGGGCAATCAGCAGCCAAGCCCCTCACGGGGAAGGTTCAACGACCATTCCAATACGGAAGTACACTCAAGCGAGTGGAAGCGCCCAGCCCCTAGATATTAGGGTGATGATATGGTCTAGTCTGCACGGCATAACGTGTAGGAGTTCATAAGAGAACCGATAGGTAAATAGCGCAACCTATTGAATATATACGCAAAATGGACGATATAGAAGAGAGCCACAGCCACGTAAACTTTATGCAATTGGCTACAGACCGTGCGGCTTATCGCCTTGCGGATCAGTATGACCAAGAAGTTCTTGGTTATGTAGCTGGTTATAAACAGTCTGCACTTCATACTTCAGCAGATACTGTAAATGACCAAGTCAATGGGACTGTTGCAGTTTCTACCGCCGGTACGGATGAATTACTCACCAGCATGAAGCTGCGTAAAGATTCATTCGGCAATATTACAACTTCATCTGCCGGTGATCACTCAATCCCACTGGCAGCACGTCTTCCCGGCGCAACTGCACTGCCTACAGCAACTGCTTCACCGGCAATGGTTGTAGCACGTATGGCCCGTCTATTGGATCAACAGCAGGTTGATACGCAAAATAGATGGATCGTAGTGGACCCAGTGTTTATGGAAATCTTGCGTGACGAAGATTCCCGATTGATGAACAGCGACTATGGTGAGTCTGGTGGACTTCGCAATGGTCTTGTTTTGAACAACTTCCATGGCTTCCGTGTATACAGTTCATCGAATCTTCCATCAGTTGGTACTGGACCCGGTACAAGCGGAAGTAGTAATCAGAACAGTAATTTCGGAGTGCTGGTAGCGGGTCATAACTCTGCATTTGCAACTGCTGAACAGATCAACAAAACGGAAACTTACCGTGATCCAGACAGCTTCGCAGATATCGTAAGGGGTATGCACCTATACGGAAGAAAAATTCTTCGCCCCGAAAGTATCGTCACTGCCAAATATAACGCTGCTTAAAGGAGGGCAAATAAATGGCTACTGTTACAACTCTTGCTAAAGCCGTTGGCGGCAAAGGCAATCCTGGCAATAAGCCGTATATGGTTGAGAAAGAAATCGATCTAGCGGCTGCAGCTACTGCAAAGGGTTCTGCCCTTGCAGCGAATGACATCATCCAAGCTATCACTGTGGGAACAAATACCATGGTCATGGCAGCGGGTATGGAAATTACCACAGCCCCGGCTGGTGGTAACTCCTGCACCATCGATCTTGGTATCACTGGTGGCGATGTCGATGCATTTGTAGACGGCATGACCGTCACAGGCGCATCTGCTGGAGCATATGGCACTCTGGCAAATACTGCTTGCCCAATTATTGTCACGACATCCGACACCATCGACATGCTGGTGCTTGGTACAACTCCCGACACTTCTGGTACAATCCGTGTCTTCGCCATGCTTATGGACGTAGATAGCATTGGATCAGACAAAGGTGCCGATGAAGTAGATCGTGACTATCTAGCATAAACTTCAGGGGCTGGCTTATGTCGGCCCCTGTACCCTTTGAATAAGGTAAAATCATGGCCTCAACTTTTTTAAATTTGTGTAATCAGACGCTACGGCGTTTGAATGAAGTTGAGATTGCAGAGGCTGATTTTGCAACTGTGGCTGGTATACAGGCTCTTGCAAAAGATGCTGTGAAAGCAACTGTCGCACAGATTAATCAAGAAAGTTTTGAATGGCCTTTTAATGCCAGTAGCACAACGCAAGTTCTTACCGCCGGTACTTCTGAATATGCATGGCCTACTACGTTAAAAACAGTGGATTGGAACTCCTTCCAGATACAAGAGAATAGTACTCTCGGCTCCAGTTATAAAATATTAAAGTTTATTGAGCGGGATGAATGGTACAGAAACCACAGGGATAATGACTCCAGAGCGGGTTCTGCCGGTAGAGGCATCCCTGATTTTGTCTTCCCATCACATGGCTCTGGGTTCGGTGTGAGCCAATCGCCCAATGCAGCCTACTCTGTGGTCTATAAGCTGTATTTGAACTATACAGATATCACTGCCGCAAGTGATACAACACGCATCCCAGATGCCTTTGATAGCGTTCTTGTGAGCGGTGCATTGTATCATATGTACATGTTTAAGGATAATATCGAAAGCGCACAGGCTGCTTTCCTGAGTTTCAAAGAAGGTCTTAAAAACCTACAAACATTATACATCAATAACTACGCTTCCATCACTGACACCCGGATTAAATTCTGATGGTTGATCAAATACAATCTTTTAAGGTGGTCAGTAGCGGGGGGCTAAATTCTAACGAGAACCATCTCAATTTATCAGACAATAATCCCGGTTCTGCCACTCGTTTAATTAACTACGAACCATCAGGAACCTTTGGTGGATACAGACGTTTGTCAGGCTTTGCTAAATATGACAGTACATATGGTGAGGTCACAGTAGCTGGGTCTACAACCGGTCAAGGTGAAATTCTTGGCATAGCAATATTTAAAAATGACGTGTCCGGGGGCAGTACTATTATAGCTGCCAGACAGGACGCTGGGGCAACAACCTATAGCTTTTATTATTACACAGCAAATATCGGGTGGAGAAAGTTTACTCTAGACCATAGCGTCACCCGCCCAATGACTGCTAATTCATTGACAGTTAAAAAGTTACGTCATGTTCAGTTTAACTTCGGCAGCGGAAATACGATTGTTTTTGTGGATGGCGTTAATCCAGCGATTGTCTTTAACGGTACGAATTGGAAAGAAATTAAGTCATCTCACTCTGGCGGGTATGATGCATCAAATAACACGGCGGGGGGTAACCAAGCATTAAACGCTCCTGCATTAGTCGATGTATTTGAAAATCATGTATTCTTGTCAGGCCATGCCGCCACAGGCGCAGCTATTGCTCATTCTAAACCTAACGATGCCTACACTTGGACTAGTGCTGCCGGGGCAGGGCAAATAGCGGCTGGAGTTGATGTCGTTCAGATTAAACCTTTTAGGGACAATTTGTTTGTGTTTGGATCAAACACTATCAAGAAGATCACAGTTAATTCCTCCGGGGCTTTTGCTTTAGAAAATGTCACCACAAATGTTGGCTGTGTTGCTACTGATAGTGTTTTGGAGATTGGTGGAGATTTAGTATTTTTAAGCCCATCAGGGGTGCGCCCTGTTGCTGGTACATCTCGGATTGGCGATGTTGAATTAAGCCCGTTATCTACTTCAATACAGAGTAAAGTCACCGATATTATCGACAACTATGACATGTCTAATCTAGACGGGGTTGTAGTAAGATCGAAAAGCCAATTTCGGTATTTTGTCGGTGATGATAGTGATGCCGCTGCAGCATCTGATGCAATCGGACTTATCGGCGCATTAACTCAAACAAGTGGGGCTATGCAATGGGAGTTTGGGGAAACTCTGGGCATTAGAACCTCATGCTGCACAAGTGATTATATCGGGACTACAGAAGTAATCCTGCACGGGGATTATGATGGGAATGTCTATCAACAGGAGACAGGAACCTCTTTTAATTCTGATGACATTGTAGCAGTTTATTCTACCCCATATCTAGATTTTGGCGAGACTGAACAGCGCAAGGTAATGCGTAAAATTAATACCTTTATTCGTGCGGAAGGCCCAATCGAAATGTTGCTGTCAGTCACCTATGATTGGGGTGATCCTGATGTTTCGGTCCCAACAACATACAGCCAGACTTCGGCAGGAGCGCCTACAATCTATAATGGCAGGGGTATCGATTATGGGGCCACTAATATTATCTATGGCGGCTCATCTAAACCGATAATTACATCAGATGTTCAGGGCAGTGGTTTTGCCACACAGGCCACAATCGTGACTGTAGGACAACAATCCAGCTACACAATTCAGGGCATGGTCTTTGAGTTCTCGGCTGCAGGGAGAAGATAGAAGATGGCGGGATACACCAGGCAATCAAACGCATCAATTACCAGTGGGGCGGCTATTACCGCTGCACCGTTGAATGCTGAATTTAATCAGGTTCTTGCCGCTTTAAACAACTCTACTGGACACAAACATGATGGTACAGCGGCTGAAGGGCCGGTTATTGGATTAATCGGTGACCCCGGCGTTACAACCCCACTGAATAAAGTTGTCGTAGATAACACTAATAATAGAGTTGGGGTTTTTGTAGATGCTGGCGGTGCAGGAAGTACCGTTGAGCAAGTCCGATTCCAGGACGGTTTGATAACCCCGGTTACAGACAACGATATTGATTTAGGTGCCAGTGGAGCAGAGTTTAAAAACCTGTACATAGATGGCACAGGCTACATCGATGCGTTGGAAGTCCACGAAGGATCAACGCTTACAGGCGCACTAACCGTAGCTGGTGTGACTGCTTTAAACGGCGGTCTGACGATGGACAGTAATAAGTTCACAGTTGCAGATACGTCTGGAAATGTTGCTACCGCTGGAACTCTTGCAGTCACTGGAACATCTGCTCTGACAGGCAATGTCACTGCAGGAGGTACGCTTGCAGTAACTGGCAATACCACCGTAGGCGGCACGTTAGTACCAACTGGGGTGCTTACTGCAGATGCTGGCGTAGTTGTAGATAACATCACAATTGACGGCACAGAGATCGATCTGTCGAGCGGTGATCTAACCGTAGACGTTGCAGGGGATATCATTTTAGACGCCGATGGCGGCGATGTCCTGATTAAAGACGGCGGCACTCAATATGCTGCTTTAACTAATACCAGCGGTAATTTGATTGTTAAGTCAGGCTCCACCACCGCTGCCACCTTCAGTGGCGCAAATGTAGACTTTGCTGGAACTGTTGATGTCACTGGTGCAGGGACGTTTGATAGCACCGTTGCTGTTGCTGGCGTTCTAAGCCCCGCTAGTCACGTAGATATGACCGATGCAGGTCAGATTAAGCTAGGCACAGACGATGATATGCTTGTGTATCACGATGGTTCCAACGGCTACGTGACTAATGCCACAGGCGCTTTAAAGATAGCAACTGAGGCCAGCGGTATAGCGGTAACCATAGGCCACACAACCTCTGAAGTCACAGTAGCTGATAACCTCACAATTACTGGAAATCTGACAGTCAATGGCACACAAACTGTCGTTGATACCGTGACTATGAACGCAGAAAATGCGGTGGTCTTCGAAGGTGCAACTGCAGACGATTATGAGACTACGCTAACAATCATTGATCCAACAGCAGACCGTACAATCAATCTACCAAACCAATCTGGCACAGTTCCAGTATTAGCAGCGGCAAGCAACGATCAGGTCACTGCAACTCCTGCAGAGTTGTCGATAATGGATGGTGATAAATCGGCTGTAAGCACCACTCTCGCAGATGCTGACCGTGTCGTGGTGAATGACGCCGGGACGATGAAACAGGTTGCTCTTACTGATTTTGAAACCTACATGGAAACCTCGCTGGATACACTCAGCAATGTGACCACAGTGGGTGCTTTAAACAGCGGATCGATCACGTCAGGCTTCGGCGCAATTGATAACGGATCGTCTGCTATTACGACCACTGGCACAATAACCTTTGGCACATTGTCTGATGGCTCAATCAACGTCACAGCCTTTGTCGATGAAGACAACATGGCAAGTAATTCTGCCACACTGGTCCCAACTCAACAGTCGGTAAAAGCATACGCCGATGCGGTTAATGGTGCCTCTAATAACGTCACTGGCCTGACTGCATCAGGCGCAGAATTAAACATATTAAAAGACGCCACTCTGACCACAGCCGAATTAAATATATTAGACGGGTCAGAGACTACACAAGCCACCGTTACACTAGCCGGGACAGATGGCGTAGTCATCTCGGACGGCGATGTGATGAAGCAATGCCTTGTATCAGACTTCGATACCTATTCGGCAAGCACCACAAAGACTTTAACCAATAAAACGCTGACTACACCGGTACTGACCACACCAATCGCTAACGCTGGTATACAGCTTAAAAACGGGTCTACGTCAGCGGGGTTCTTAGAGTTCTTTGAAAGTAGCAATTACGGCTCGCACAAGGTCACTCTCATTGGCCCAGCTTCTACTGCTGACTTAACATTAAATATCCCAGCGGTTTCTGGGTACAGCGCAGATTCACTTGTTACGACTGCTTCTACAGATTCGCTGTTAAACAAAACGCTTACCACACCGATTGTTGAGGCTGGCGTCCAACTCAAAAACGGAGCGACTTCGGCGGGGTTCCTTCAGTTCTTTGAGGATAGCGACAACGGCACAAACAAAGTTACTCTAATCGGTCCAGCAAGCACCGCTGATGTGACCATAACTCTTCCAGCGGCTGCTGGAACGATAGCAACAACTGTATCGGCTGCAGATGAGGCTACCGCTTTAGCAATTGCACTTGGATAGGACAAACAATGGCAAACACTTTTAAGACAATTACGAGGAATTTGATGCCAGCAAGTGCTGGTACGCCAGAGACGTTGTATACTACGCAGGGCAGTACCAGAGCCGTAATTCTGGGCCTAACTCTGGCAAATGTTCATACAGCGCAGGTTACTGCAAGTGTAACATTAGTTAGTACAACCACACAGACAAACCAGACGCAAAACACTACGGCACATCTAGTTAAAGATGCTGCAATCCCAGTTGGATCATCTCTCTCAGTTCTGGATGGCAAACTGATCTTGAACGATGGAGATATCATCAAAGTAGACTGCTCAGTGACAGATAAAGTCTCAGTGATTA